ATGCCCCCATCGTCTAGAGGCCTAGGACACCACCCTTTCAAGGTGGCGACAGGGATTCGAATTCCCTTGGGGGCACTTTAGGCCGCCATTCATAGCTGCAGCCAGGTCTGCAAATAGAGGGGCGAACCATGCTCTTGGTTCGGCCTTTTTGATTTGGCCATCAAGGCCTACGTGGATTGTGTGGAAGACAGCGTTGATGGCGCGCTTCTGCTGGGCGGGGGTGCCCTTGGCCAGGACTTGGGCCAAGTTGCCAAGCTGGTCCAAGATAGCTTCGATGTTGTAGTCGATTGGACCTAGCTTTGCGGTCCACTCGGCGATGGTGGTGTGGAGCGCGGCTTTGCGGGCGGTGTAGTGGTTGCGGTCGAGATCTCCGTCGAGGTAAAGCTCTGTGAGGCGCTCCATCTTGCCCTGGAGGCGCTCAAGGGCTTGCCTCACCTCCTCGTTTTCTGGTTTTGTCTTCAGTCGTTCCCTCAGCTTTTCCCTGATGAGCTCAACCAAACCTGGTGGCAATGCCAGGCCTCGAAAGAGGGCGAGAGCTTTCTTTTGGAGCGCTTCGGCGGCGTGTTGGCCATGGCCAGGGCTACAGCTCTTGTGCTTGTGCTTGTAGAAGGGCTTGGCTCGGTGGACGTAGCCGCGCATTTCGGCTTGGCAGGCAGCGCAGTGGAGGGCGGGAGTGAGGATGAAGAGGTGTGCATGTCGGACGACTCGGAGCTTGCGGTGCTTGAGGCGAGCAGAGAGGACACGCTCGGCGAGATCTCGGGAGATGAGAGGCTCGATCTTGCCGTGGATGGCGTGATAGATCTCGATCATGTGATCCGTCAAGGGACGTGAATCGTCGAGTTCGACGGGGAGCGCCATGTCTTTGGAGCGGGTGGTAGGGATGAATCCAGCGTAGAGTAGAACATTAGAGACGATGCTGCGAGTGCTGTACTTGGTAAAGGGGACGCGGTTTCCGCTTCGGTCTCGGAAACGGAAAGGGGTAGCGTTGACGTGATCGGCCGTTGTCTGGAAGGAGTGATCAGCGCTGGCGTAGGTGGCGAGGATCGCACGGGCGGCTGGTGCATCCTCATTAGGTTTGAGGGCGCCTTCATCGTCTCTGGACATACCGAAGGGTGGATTGCCGATGTGGATGCCCTGATCGCGGAGGAATTCGAGGGCGCCGGTGGTGCGTTCGCTGGCAAGATCGGCTTCCAGGGCAGCGACGATCATGAGAATAGAGACGAAAGCTTTTCCAATGGCGGTGGAGGTGTCGAATTGTTCCTGGAGGCTGATCAGCTCTACCTGGTGCTTCTGGAGAAGTGAGAGGAAGTTAAAGAAGTCCTTGGGGCTTCGGGAGAGGCGGTCGAGCCGAGAGACGACGACAGCTTTGACCTCTGGGCGTCCGAGTTGAGCTTTGAGACGTCGGAAAGCGGGGCGGTGGAGTTCAGATCGGCCTGAGCGGTGGCCACTGGCGTCCTCGTAGATCTCAAGTTGCCAACCGCGACGGGTGACCGCTTGAGTGCAGAGGGTACGCTGGCGGGCAGGGGATAGCTCGTCTGCCTTGGAGCGGACCATGGATTTGCGGACGTAGATGAGCGCTACTTGTCGCATCGTGGTAGGTACCAGCGTCAGTATAGATTAACAAAGACGATGATCAGGAGAGTTTCGAGGAAAAGACTAAAAGTATTGGCCAGGGCAAGAAGGAGGAGAATAAGGAAAAAGACGTCTGGCAGGAGAAGGTCGCGGGGAGGCATGGTATTGCTCCTGCTAAATGGTGGTGGGCTCATTGCCGCGTGCCTGAATTAGAAGGCGGCCGTACTTGATCCAGTCCTCTTTCTCGTTGTCGGTGAGCACCTGGTAGATGGCGTCCGCTTCTTCGAGGAGGTGTGTAGGGGATATATGCTTGGGTGTGTGTCCTGGCAGGCGGAGAAGGTTTGCCTGCGGGACCTTGAAGAAGACAGCCAGGCTGGCGATGGTGTCTGGGTCTCCGTGTTTGACTTTGTTGGAGATGATGCTCCAAATGGTACTGTGTGAGAGGCTGGCCTGGAGGGAGGCCTGGCGGTAGCTAAGCTTGAGGAGCTTACAGGCTTGGTCTGGGAAGTCAGGCAAGTTCTCTGCCGCCTGGGAGAGTTCGTGGAGCTTGGCGTGAGTATTGATCATCTTTCGCCTCCTGAGTATAAAGCGGACCCTGATATTAGTTATATTATACCACCTATAAAAGCGGGTGTCAAGAGCGACTTGACAAATCTATATGGTTTATGGTGCAATATCTGAGAGCGACTGATATTTTAGTCCGAGGAAGGGGGATACAAATGAGCGAGAACTTAGCATTGAGAAAACTGGTGGAGTGGCTTAAAGCGACGGGGAGGAGCAAGGCCTGGTTTGCTGACCAGGTGGGGTATTCGTACCAGACGGCCTGGGGCAAACTGCAGGGGAGTGAGCCGCTGACCGATCGTTTCGTCGTGGCTTGCTTCGTGCAGATCAGTGATCTGCCGGCCGACGTGTTTGAGGCGCAGGGGTACGTGCGGGGGGATGGGTTCGTGTACAGGCGGATCCGGCTGGAAGCGACGTCGGGAGGTTAGCTTTGTATGAGCTGGCTCTATTTGCCGGAGGGGGGGGTGGGCTGCTTGCAACGAAGTGGTTGCTGGGATGGCGGACCGTCTGCTATGTGGAGAACGATGGGTACCGCGTGGAGGTGCTCCGGGCCAGAATCAGAGAGGGGTTGCTCGACGATGCGCCTATCTGGGATGATGTGCGAACATTCGATGGGCGAGCGTGGCGTGGATGGGTGGACGTTGTGTCTGCGGGGTTTCCGTGTCAGCGGTTCAGCGTCGCTGGGTGGATGGAGGGAGAGGATGACGAGCGCAATCTGTGGCCTGACACCATTCGTGTCACTAGAGAAGTCAGGCCAGGATGGTGCTTACTGGAGAACGTGCCAGGCTTGCTTTCCGGCTCTCACGGGTACTTTGGACAGATTCTGCGAGAGTTGGCCGAGAGCGGGTATGATGCTTGGTGGAAAGTGCTATCGGCGGCGGAAGTGGGAGCGCCGCATAAGCGGGATCGGGTTTGGATCGTTGCTGTTGCCAACGCCGACGGCTGCGAGGTACGGTTGGAATCAGGGCGGGGCTGCTGGGCGTGTGGGAAGGGGACGTCCGAGGTTGGAGACGATGGCGCGGAGGAATTTGTGGCCGACGCCGAGGGCGAGCGAGAGGGAGCAGGGCAACAGCAGGGACGGGGGGATGGCTTTGTCGAAGGCAGTGAAGCTGTGGCCGACGCCGACAGTGCGTGGGAATTACAATCGGAAGGGGGCAAGTGGTCAGAGCGGGGACGGGCTGGCAACGGCAGTGAGATACCCTACCGCGCTGTTGAGCGACGGGCATGGGCGGAGCTGGCGGAACTGGCGGGCGGCGGGGAGGGTAAGGAGGTTGGCCGACAGGATTGGTGGGCAGTTGAACCCGGATTGGGTCGAGTGGCTGATGGGGTGGCCCGTCGGGTGGACAGACTTGCAGCCATTGGGGATGGGCAAGTTCCTGCTGTCGTTGCGGTGGTTTGGGGGTTATTGCAAGCAGGCTTGGGTGGGAGCTGATGGATAGTTTGGGGCCGTACGGGGTTGATAGCATCGTTCTCGGTGATGCGCGGGAGCTGGCGTTGTATGGATGGTTGGCAGGGATGGCAGCGCGTGTTTTTAAGCCTGGGAGGGGTTTTGCCTGGCGATGAGTGGAGGGCTGTATCTGAACGAAGTGTTCAGGCTGATGGATGAGCATATGGAGTTTTTCTGGTTGTACGAGATAGAGATGACGGGGCAACGTTCAGCGGTTGTGTGGCCGTATGGGAACAGGAAGGTCCGCATTGTTGTTCAGGTTAAGCCTGTCTTGGCATATAGCAAGGGCAGGTCGCTGCCTCGGGTGTCTACGTTGGGGCTTGTGAGGGGATGAGGGAGGGACAAGAGGTACCATGTCTGGGGGCAAGACGAAGCCAGCATGCGGTACTTCGTGGACACGTTCTCGGACGTCGGGGAGGTGGTGGTGGATCCGTTCAGTGGTGGGGGAACTAGGGCTGCAATGTGCGCTGTGCTCAATCGGAGGTACGTCGCTTTCGACAAGGATGCCGAGGCGGTGGAGCGATCGCGTGAGCGACTGGCGCAGGTGCAGCCTTTGCTTTTTGAGCAGCAGGGAGCGCAGTTGAGAATGTCGTGGGCGGAGGGGGGCTGAGTGGGAGAATGGGGGTCAGTGAGGGGAGGCTTGGAAGGTAGGGAGAAACGAATTTGCGAAAAGTCCTAGACCGGGCGAAGTGGTGCAGGGGGACAGGTGGGGGATGGGTTGAGAAGGGGTTGAATTTTGAAAAAAACTATTTTGGGGGGTGTCGGTCGTGTAGAGAAAAAGGCCGCTTAGAAAGGCTCTAGGGGCGTCGTGTTATGTTGACGTCTGAAACGCTTCAAGCTCTGAGGGATGCTCTTTCGGAGGGTCGGGCGGATGGTCCTCTGTGTCTGCGGGAGTTTGGGGAGATGCTGGGGGGAGCCGTGGATCGTGGGCCTTATGGCAAGGGGTACGTGTCGAAGCTTCTGCGGGGGAAGACGGCGATCACGCCCAGGGTGGCGCGTGCGGGGCGTGTGCTGATGGTGGGTGTGGCGGGCTTGGACGAGCGGGGTTGGATCGACCCTCTGCCGAGTTTCGAAGGTGGGCCAGTGGAGCAGGTGAGGGCAGCGCGGGAGTCGGGGGTAAGCTGGCAGGATGTTTACGCCGGCAACTCTGACGTCCGCGTTTTTGTTGACACGCTGGTGGACATT